GTCTACCGCGTCCTCCGGCCCGGCCAAGTGCGCGGCATCCCATGGCTCTCGCCGGTCATGATGGCACTGCGCGACCTGGACGATTACTGCGACGCCGAACGTGTTCGCAAGAAGATCGAGGCGTGCGTGGCGGCGTTCGTGACGCAGCCGGAGGGTGTCGATGGCGATCCGGTGGGCATTGCCGGCACCGATCCGATGACGACGGTCGGCGTCGAGACGTTCCAGCCTGGCATGGTCGAGTATCTGAAGCCGGGCCAGGACGTCAAATTCAACAATCCCCCGCCGGCGGGCGGCTATCGCGAGTACAAGATGACCGAGTTGCAGGGCATCATGGCCGGCCTCGGTCTGCCCTACGAGTTGGGCACCGGCGATATGTCGCAGGTGAATTACTCCTCGTGGCGCGGCGGCATGCTGGGCTTCCGGAACACAATTGAGAACTACCGCTGGCTCACCCTGATGCCGTTGTTCTGCATGCCGGTCTGGCGCCGGTTCATTGACACGCTGGTGCTGCAAGGAAAGATCCCTGTTGCGGCCACGAAGGACCCGAAGATCAATCTCAAACAGGTGCAGTGGACCGCGCCGCGCTTCGAGAGCGTTGACCCAGTGAAGGACGCCGAGTCGGTGCTGAAGGACGTCCGCATTGGCCGCAAGACGTGGTTCGAAGCGGTGCTGGAGAACGGTTACGATCCGACGACCCAGCTTCAGCAGATTGCGCTGTTCAACAAGCTGGTAGACAAATACGAAATCATCCTCGACGTGGACCCGCGCAACGTCACGCTGCGCGGCCAGGAGCAGCCGGCCAACACCGAGGAGCGCAAGCCCGACAGCAAGCCCAGTGGCGGGGGTTCCGGAAGCCAGGGCCTCGGCGTCCAGGCGCTGAGCGAGGAAGACCTCGCCATGGTGAAGGAACTCGTGGTTGCCGGCATCAACCGCACCAACCAGACCTTCCAAATCACAACCCGGATGTATCGGGGATAGTTCGCCGCAACCCAAACACCGAAGGAGACCAGCGATGAAGGGCAACTCGGATGTAATGACCGGCCTGCAGGAAGCGATCACCATCGAGGCGTCGTTGATGCTTCAGTACTTCGTGGACCAGCGCGACCTGAAGCGGCTGGGCCTTGACCTTGGTGGTGGTCTCGCCACTCTCGCTGACCAGTGCAAGGCGCACCTGGAGGATCTGGTGGGCCGCCTATTGTTTCTCGAAGGCGCGCCGAGCATCGATCCGGAAGCGGCCGAAACGCACGACAACATCGGATCGATTCTGACGGACGCCCGCGATGCGGAGGAGTCCGCCGTCGCGAAGTTCGCATTCCTCTGCAAGCAGAGCTACGAGGCGGGGGATATGTCGAACTTCCATTTCTACCAGCACCTCGCAAAGTGGCATCGCGAGGGCGACGACAAGTTCAAAGGACATCTGGCTTGGCTTCAAAAGCAGCTTTACCAGTTCACGAAGCTGGGTGAGACCGATTACATCGCGGTCAACGCGGTGAAGGAGTAAGGAGCAGACGATGCCGCTTACCGAACAGCTACGAGACCAGGGAGCGCATGCGCCGGTATCGCCGGCAGTGTTGGACCCTCCGCCCCAAACGACAAACAGCGCCACCGTTACCATGACGCTGCAACAGAACGGGACGGTCACGAACATCCAGCCGGTCGCTGACGCGTTGCCGTCCGGTACGACTGTCGAGATCGTGCCGGAGACCACGGCGGCGGTTGCCGGGCCAGCGGTCGTCACCACGAGCGTCAAGGAGGTGCCCGCCGAACTGTTCGGCGACGCCACGGTGGTGCCCTCCACGGCGAATGCCAAGGACGGCACTATCGATGTTGTCTGGTATAGCGGCGCGATGGTGCCGCGTATCGACCGGAACACCGGCGAGCCCTACATGCTCAAACTCGACATGGCGGGCGCCAGGCTTGACCGGCTGAACAACGGTGCGCCGGTCTTCGATACGCACTTCAGTGGTGACGATTTCAAGTCGCTCATCGCCGGCAAGGTGGGCACGCGGGCCCAGGTGGGCGTGGTGCAGCGCGCGTGGGCCAACGGCCCGAAGGGAATGGCCACGCTCAAATTCGACCTCGACGATACCGATAGCGCCGAGTTGTTTCGCAAGGCGTCCACTGGGATCGTGCAGAACCTGAGCTTCGGAACGTTCATTTACAAGCGGGAGAAGACCGACATGCAGACCGAGGGCATGCCGGAGGGGAAGCCGCCGTATCTCAACGGCCAGGAGATCGGGATGTTCAAGGCGACCGACTGGGAGCCGTTCGAGATTTCTCCGTGCCCCGTGCCAGCGGATTTCAACACGTGTTTTTTGAACGCGGAACCCAACGGTGAAATCGCAGTCTTCGGTGCGCCCGATCAGGGCGTGATTGATGCAATCCGGGCACTCAGCCCACAAAAGGAGAAACCTGCAATGCCGGAAACCACGCAGGCTACGGGCGCGGATGCCCGTGTTGTAAACGATCAGGCCTTGGCCGCCGTCCGTGAGGAAGCGATTAAGGCCGAGCGGTTGCGCGTCAGCGAGATCACTGCGCTGGGCGCCACTGTCCAACCCTATGGCATCGATGGGCCGACCATCGTCAGCAAGTTCATCGCGGATGGTATCTCGGTGGACGACGCCCGCAAACAGTTGTTCGCGGCGATGGAGCAGCACGGCAAAAAGGACGTGCAGGGCGGTGTCTTCACTCCGAACCCGAATACCGGCGGGACGTTGGGCAGCGGGAAGGATGCCTTGGTCAAGCGGCTGGAGTGCATGCAGGCCGCGATCACCCTGCGCGCCGATAGCCGGTTCTTTCTCGCCCGCCATCCGCTCTCCGGAGGGTATCTCGCCGGCTGCGGAGAGCAGCAGCAGCGTGACGCAGAGGAGAAGGGACGGGAGTACCGCAACTTCAAGCTGATGGACATGGCCAAGGAGTACTTGCAACTCCGTGGCGTGGACACGCGCGGTTGGGACTCGAACCGCATCGCGGAGACCGCCATGCGCGCTCCGTCCCGCAGCGTGGAGTATTTCGAAGGCGGCGCGGAGTCGACCTCGGACTTCCCCGCGATCCTGGCGAACGTCGCCAACAAGACCCTGCGCCAGGGATACGAAGCGTATCCCCGCACGTTCCAGCCGTTCTGCCGCCAGATGACGGCGGCCGACTTCAAGCCGATCAATCGCGTGATGCTGGCGGATGCCCCCAGCCTGCAGCAGTTGAATGAAAAGGGCGAGTACCACCGCGCGCAGTTGACCGACAACAACGTTAGCTACCAGCTCGCCACCTACGGCGAGATCGTGGCGATCACCCGCAAGGTGATTATCAACGATGACTTGCAGGCGTTTACTCGCGTCCCGGCGTTGTTGGGTGTGGCCGCAGCCCGCCTGGAGTCCGACACGGTTTGGGGGCTGATCATCAACAACCCGCAGGCGATTTACGCGGGTGATACGGGACAGACCGCGCTGTTCGCCGCCGCCCATAACAACTTGCTGACCGGCGCCGGCACCAACATCAACCCGCAGACCAATCCCGGCACTACCCAGGCGCCGGGCCCGCTGGCGGCGCTCGCCAACGGTCGCCAGAATATGCGCCTTCAGAAGGGGCCGCAGGGTACTCCCCTGAACCTGATTCCGCGGTTCATCGCGGTACCGACCGCCCTCGAAACTTACGCACTCCAGTTCATCTTCCCGATCAACCTCGCTTCGGCGACTCCGGGTTCGGTGGTGCCGGAGTGGGTGCGCGGTCTCGTTCCGGTCGTCGAGCCGCGTCTCGACGCCGCGAGCGAAATCGCGTGGTATCTGATCGCGGACCCGGCGCAGATCGACACCATCGAGTACTGCTACCTCGAAGGCCAGCAGGGCGTGTACATCGAGACCAAGCAGGGCTTCGAGATCGATGGCGTCGAGATCAAGGCGCGCATGGACTTCGGCGCGGCGGCTATCGACTATCGCGGCCTGCAGAAAAGCGCGGGCGCGTAAGCCGCCGAGTAGGTGCGGCAGCATGAAAGCATCGCCGGGCTGGTTCGCCGGCCCGGCACAGGAGAACGAGAGGAAGCGATGAAGAACTACGTTCAGCAAGGCAAGACGATCACGGTGATCGCGCCGTATGCCGTAAGCTCGGGCGGCGGTGTGGAGATCGCCGGCACGGGATACCTGTTCGGTATCGCCGTCAACAACCAGAACCTCGGCGACAACATGGAAATGCAGGTGGAGGGTGTCTTCGATCTCGCCAAGGACACGAGCACTTTCAACGAAGGCGATTACGTGTACTGGAACAACACCGCATTCCAGGCCACCTCGACGGTCGGCACCAACAAGAAGATCGGTGTCGCCGTCCTGATGCAGGCAAACGGGATTGCGGCGCCCGGTGGCGCGGCGGGCGATCCGACTGTCCGTGTGCGCCTGAACCCGGCGTTCTAGGAACCCGCTGGAGGGGCGGCGGCTCTTCGCCCGCCGTCCCTCCGCTCATTCTCTTTTATGCCCGATTGGTCTGCCACCGCCGCGAGCGTGAATCTCAGCATGCAAAACGCGTTCGGCGAATCTGTGGAGTACCAGGCGATGCAAGCGGGACAGGCGGTCGGCACCGCCTCCACGATCACGATCATCCGGCGCATCCGCGAGCGGATGGAAGCGGGCGCGGTGGCGAGTGTTGAGGAGATCGACGTGAACCCGACGGATCTTCCGGTCCTGCCCGCGCGCGGCGACATCGTTGAAGCATGGGGAGCGGTCTTTACGGTGACCACCGTACGGCAGCCCGATCCGTACGGGATGATTCACCTCACGCTGACAATGCAGCCGCCGTCGCAATGATTAACCCCAAAACGATTCTCGCGGAATGGGTTACCGCACTACAGGCCCTTCCGAATCTGGTCGAGGCGCTGGGCGGGAATTCCGCGCAGATACAGTTCTATTCCGAGAACATCACCGTCTTCGGGCAGCCCACTCAGGCGAACGTAAGGTTGGCGGTGTTGTCGATGCCGCCCGGCTCGCTGATGATTGTCTGGAACGGCAGCGGGCCTGGCAGGCTCGGGAACGCGCTTGTCTTCGTTCACCACTTCGCGCTGTTTCTGCGTGCGCCGGAAACCGCAAACGTCGGCTATGAGGATCTCTGGACCTGGATCGTCGAAGACATCCCAGAGAGCAGCACGCTAAAGATGCTCCACACTCAGATCGATCCGAACGCCGAGCCGATGGATTTCTATTTGCCCGAGGCGCGGCGCAACACTATCGTGATCAGCGCAGACGGAACCACGTTTGAGTATTTCGAAGTGGCGGTCCGGCTGATCGAGGCCACGAACCCGTAAGCCGGTGCCAACCGGAGTCGAGGATACGATGCAGAACGTTCCAACCTGTTTTATGCAATCGCCGCAGGGCGACGAAATCAAGGAAGTCCCGGCGACGAGCGCAGCCCTGACGCCGCTGATGGCTGCTGGCTGGCATCAGGTACCCGCGCCGGTGAAACCGACTACCACTCCGAAGGAGGCCAAGTAGCCATGGCGAACATAAACGAGCTGATGGATGGCTGGAGCTACGGGCAGCAGACGAACATCACCACGCCCGCCGCGCAGACGGCGATCTGGCGCCTTACGAATCTCAACACCAAGCCGTGGGCCAAGGTGCCGGTGAACGAGGACGACCGCGCTGAAATCGGCAAAGGGCATGAGTTCCCGACGCAGCTCTTCAAGTCGCACTACAACATGCCGACGTACGAGATTTCGAAGTACTGCTCGTCCGAATTCCTGGCGTTCGTGATGGCATTCTCGCTCGGAAACGTGACCGCGGTTGCCGGCACCGGGGCGACGCCTCCCACCACCTACACGATTGTTCCGGCGATGGGCGCGACCAACCCGACCGGCCTCGAGCTGCCCTACTTCTCGTTCGTGCAGCAAATGCGGCCCGGAGCCTCGGCGATTCTGGATGAAATCCTGATCGGGTGCGCGATCAAGAACTGGAAGCTTGCGATCAAGAACTCTCCGGGCCGCGCGAGCGCCACCCTGGTCGCCGAGTGCGTGACGACCGGTCAGTACCTGACGCCGAGCGGGATTACCCTTCCGACCGGGGCTCAGCAGCTCCACGAGTTCAACGCGGGGATGGTCACCGCGTTGACCATCAACGGCATTAATTACCTCGCGGGCGGATCTGGCAAGAACTTTGTGTCGCTCGACGCCTCGTGGGAAAACAACTTCCGGCCGGGCTTCTTTCCAGGTTCTGGCGAACAGGACGGCTTCCAGATTCAGGGACGCTTCGAGTGGGGCGACCGGAGCTTCGCCGTGCAGTTTGTGGTGCGCGTGCAGGCAGGCTCTGCGGAGTACGGCAACTTGGTCAATCAGGTCATCGGTCCGGCGACGATCACCTTTACCCGCGACGCCAACAACGTGTTCACCATGGACATTCAATCGATGGGGTTTAACGTGGTCGAGTTGTCCAACACCGATGGCATCGCCACGATGCAGGTTACCGGCGTCCAGTTGTATGACCCGACCAACGGGCTCGTCACGATGTCGATCACCACACCCCAGGCAGGAATTTGCGCACCCCCCGCGTAGGCGTGCGACTCCTTCCGTCCGATATAGCAATCGATGGAACAGCAAACCAGCAATCCCCTTTTTGACGCCTCGAAAACCATCATCGTGCCGATCTTATCGGGCGGCGAGAAACGGTGCGAGGTTCGTTTCCCTTCCGATGAGGAATGGTGCGGGTGGGCGCGCGCGCAACGCACCATTCGCCATTTCCTAGGGCGCGGGAAATCGCAGAGCGAGGACATCGACCTTCCGAGGATCAACGCGGAGCTATTCGCCAAGATCCGCCTCGATAAGGACGGCCCGGCTTTCGACGACGCCGAGGCCGGCAT